GACCATTAACCATGGTGAGCGCATCGCACAGATGGTTATCACGCCCTACATTCGGCCTGAGTTTGTAGAGACTGATGACCTGACCGACACCGAGCGTGGCGAGGGCGGCTTCGGTCATACTGGTAAGTAATCATGCGTAGGTACAGGAGAAATACTGTCTCCACATCTGGACTGGGTGTTCTTGATGTGATTCAGATAATTCTTGTTGTCCTCAAACTTGTCGGCGTAATCAAGTGGAACTGGTGGGTCGTGTTAATCCCTCTTTGGATTGGTCTTTTTGCACTCTGTTTGATTTCAGTCGCAATGATTACCGAATATCATAAAAGCAAACTGTAGGAGGGGTGGGTGGATAACTCACCCCTTTATTCTTTTTCAACCCGAGGTAAATATGGTAGAAATTAAACTAAAAGACCGGCAGACTGGCTATGATGCTGTCGGCGAATATATCCGCAGATACTGGAAGCAGTATTTCTGCGACACAGTTATCGTCTCTCTGGCTACTTCTTATGATGGTGTGAAGTTTAACACCCTCAATGAAGTTGCTTCTCCTTATAACTTCGACGACATCGAATACCTGTATGACTGGTGGGAGGGCGAGAAGTTCATCAAACTCTTTGGCATTAAGAGTATCGCAGAAATCAAAATTGAAGGCGGCATCTATGAGGAGGATGAATAACATGGATACATACTGTGTTACAGTAGTTCTGACCGCTGAGGATATTTACAGCAGACTGTCCGACAAAGACAAAAAGAGATTCAATCGTGTTATCATCGCCGATGTGTCCAGAGACTTGGAGATGAATCTGGAAATCACCTGTGTCGCTGTTAACGACTGCCCGGTAGCAGTAGAGGGTGAAGCATGAGAGAAGAATCCTGGCTGTACCGCCTGTTGAGACGACTTGGGTTTATCAAGTCATATGAAGTAAGCAAGAAAGAAATGTGCAAGCAAGCGCAGTCTGTTTGTAATAAGCAATGTAGTAGCTGTGCATGGCATGAGCAAGGAGGCTCAGATGAAGACTAAGATTTTCAGCGTGTTCCCGGCCTGTGGCAAGACATGGCTGTGTGAACATCAAAAACAATATGACCTTAAGATTCTGGATTCTGACAGCAGCCAATTCAGTTGGATAGTCAAAGAGACCGAAGACCCACACTATGCGGTTATCGACAATGGTGAAATGAAGCCTGTAGTCAATAAGACAAAGACTCGCAATCCAGACTTCCCGGCAAACTACATTAAGCACATCAAAGAGAACATGGGTCAATACGATTACATTTTCGTAAGTAGCCATGCGTCTGTGCGAGAAGCACTTGAAGCGGAGGGTATTGATTTTACAATCGTATATCCGTCTATGTCCTGTTTTGCAGAATGGATTGGACGCTGCTTCATTAGAGACAAGAGAGGAGAGAGTGGATGCAACCCCGATGTGCTATACGACAACTGGTATCGGTGGTTAAGGGAGTGTGAAGTCACAGGTTGTAACCACGAAGAGATTGTGCTGTGGAGTGGTCAGCACTTGAGTGACTACATCTTCGGAAAGAAAATTATCCTGTGAGGTAAAAATGAGAAACCCTTGTATCAAATGTAAAAGTCAATGGCTCTGTTCTCCGTACGGTGGTTATTGTTGGAGGAGCAGATTGTTTTGGAGACTTAGAAAGTGGTTTGGTGGCCTGATATGAGTATGGTTAATATTGGTATTGATGACGCAATAGAAATGCTATCTCATGCTCATCCAATAACCAAGGAATACGAAGAAGCGTTTCGTTGCGCCGTTGAGTGCATGAAGTTCACGAGAGATTTTCTTCCGTTAAATGCAACGCCCGAAAGGGTAAAACACGCACTTAATTTGCTGAACACTTTAGAGTATATCGCAAAAGAAGTGAAGGTATAATATATGGAAATCCAAAAGCTATTGACACCCAAAGACATCCAGAGTATATTTAGCATAGGGCGGAATCAAGCCTATGCCTTGATGCACTCTGCAGGGTTCCCGACTATTACAATCAACAATCGGATGTATGTAGACCCGGCGAAGCTGCAGAAGTGGCTTGATACATATACTGGACGGAAATACATTTTGTGAAGTGAATTGTAATAAGATTGTAATAAATCTTGTTAATACGGTCCGAGAGTGATTGCGCCGCAACGGCAAAACGCCAAAGGTGCAATGGTCTCCAAAACCGTAGGCTCAGGGTTCAAGTCCTTGTGCCCCTGCCACTTTTGCACAAAATGTCGTCCGAAAGGGCGGCATTTTTGTTATTATTTTCACAAATATTGCACAATAACTAAACAACTGTTCGACAAACACCCTGATGTGTGGTACTATTAGTGTTAACCAGTCCCCCTCAGTTTGTAATAAACATTGTAATAAACTTTGTAATAGCAAGCTGTAATACATACTAAATTGAAAGGGGTCACGAAAAATGGCTGAGACTAAACAGCGTCGGGATTATGGCAGTGGTTCCATCTCCCAGAGAGCAGATGGCACTTGGACTGCCCGAATGGTTATCGGTGTCAATGAAAAAGGAAAACCTCGCATCAAAGCCTTGTATGGCAAGACTGAGAGGGAGGTTAAGAAAAAGCTTAAGGATTTCCAAAAAGAATTTTACAAGAATGACCAGACGGTTGTTCAGCGCAGTACGGTTGAGAGCTACATGAGAACTTGGCTGTACGAAAACAAACAGAACCTCTTGAAGCCCAAAAGCTTCGACAGGCTTGAACAGACAGTTTTGTATCAAGTAATACCGCAGGTCGGTCACATCCAGTTGGCGGCATTCCAGTCAAACGATGTGCAGACCATGCTCAACACACTCAAGAAAAACGGACTCTCCTACTCCTCCGTCAAGAAGGCGTACGACGCCGTCAATGAATGCTTTCGTACAGGTGTCATTCAGAAAACGGTTTTGTTCAATCCCGCCCTGGGTGTAGCTGTTCCGGCGAAGAAAACCTTCGGCAAGACAGAGATTCGTTACTACAACGACGAGGAAGTAGACAAACTGTGTGCTGCCGCCAAGTCGGTTTACTCCAACGGCAAGCGTGTGTATAGACTTGGTGACGCAATCATTGTAGACCTCAATACAGGTCTTCGGCTCGCAGAACTTCTCGCTTTGAAGTGGACAGAGGTTGACTTCAAGCGCCGCAAGGTGATTGTTAATTCTACTCGTGTCATTGTCAAAGACAGAAGTGACGATGCAGAGCATAAGTACATTGTTGTCGAGCAGGACTCTGCAAAATCTGCCACCAGTATGCGTGAGATTGATATGAACGATGCGTGCTTCGAAGCTCTATCCAGACTAAAAGAAATCACTGGTGAGTTCGACTATGTCCTGTCAACTAAGGATGGTAACCCGATGCTTCCTCGATATCTCGATAGGATGCTCCGCAAGATTGCTGTTGCCGCAGGACTCCCGGATGAAAAGATTTACGGCCTGCATTCACTTCGACACACATTCGCAAGCAGATTGTTCGCCGCTGGAGAGGATGTCAAGACGGTCAGTGAACTGCTCGGTCACTCCGACATCACCATAACCTACAACACTTACATTCACCTTATCAATGAACAGAAACGCAAGGCTGTTCATGGCGTACAAACGAAAAGCTAAAAAATGGCAGGGACGGTATCACTCCGTACCCTGCCTATTTTTATTTCCTGGCAAAATGTATATAAAACTCAGACCTCGCAGGAGGCTATCAGACGGCTCCTGTCAGCCCACATTTTCACCCAACAACTTATAAGAAAGACATCAAAAATCATCGCCTGCCTGAGCCTGCTAGGCGGAGCGGCAAAAAGAAGCGGACCATCATACGACAGTCCGCTAACTTATAATTTGTGCTCAGTTGCGCCCAACACACCCACAAGTTGGTACGCAAATGTAGCAAGTTTTAGATATCGTATCCACGAATATCTTCGACAAAGGAGTGGTGACGCATATGCTTTTCGTAAGATTCCTTGATGATGCGAATAGCAATGTCTACCTCTCCGTTTGTCATGTTGTTCTTCTTGATAATGTCTTCGTACTCCTTGTAGAGTTTGAAGATACGGTGGAACTGCTCTCTTGTGACAGGCTTATTCTCATCAATCACCAAATCAGCAAAGTTGATGATAGTGTTACGCTTGCTGTCAATCAACAAGGACAGCGTATCTTCGTTATTCTTGTCTAGTTTGGTTTCCAAACTCTTGATACACTGTCTGTTTTCTTCTCTCGCTGTTTCGGCTTCTTCCAGTCTGCGGTTGACATTTGACATCCAGGTATCACGCATGGTGATATTATCGTGGCTGTAATGTGCGTCAACATTGGAGAGCAATTTTTGGACGCCGTCCAGAGTCTCGGGAACTTTCTGCAGAGTGGGATACAGCTCTGCCATCTTCCGCATATTCTCCTTCTCTTTGCGCCTCCGGGCAAAGTACTTTCTAACCTTTAATACTTCAGGGACTACCTTGCCCTTTAACTCCAGGAGTTCGCCTAGAACTTGGGATGCCAGAAACAGGCCAACTAGGCCAATGGCAATCCATCCAGGTAAACCCAGATACTCAATGTATTGTATCATGCCACACTAACACCATACTTTCGTTAGTATTATTCGGCGGCTTCGTGAGTTTCGGGAGTAGCTGCGTTAACAATCTTGCTCATGTCGCACAGGCGGTCAATCATGTCGGCGATAGCATCGTAGTCGATGTCATAGTTAATGCCGTCAGCACCAGCCTTCAGCATAGCCAGCACCCATTCCTTACGCTCTGCGCCTTCTGCGAACTTGGTCTCGGCAACTTCCATCAAGTCCATGACCTTCTGAATGACGATGTTCCAGTTCCGCTCCTTGATAACCTGCTTGGCGCACTCAACCAGCTTGATAACCAGAGGGATGGCGGCAGCCAGACCGGAAGCGATGGCAGCAACGAACTTCAAAATTTCCAACCAATCCATAATACGATTCCTCCTTGATTAAATATTTTCGCTAAATGCTTCTGCTGTCGGCTGCACACCATTGCTTCGCATAAGCTTAATACGGTTTTCGACCTTGGCTTTGTCGTAATAATGCTTGACCCCAGTAGCACCGACGATAGCGGTGGAGGGAATCAGATAAGCCAGGGGCGTCAGGTCGCAAGTCAGATGCACCATGTAGCAGGTGAAAAGTACGACTCCGACCTCAATGACTCCAAAAACAAATAGAATGAGTTTGGAGAACTCGAACTTCTTCTTTGTCTTTTCCATAACTCCTCCTTATTGCTAGGTAGCCCATGACGGGCTACCCTTTTTATTTTCCGTGCCGTTCACATGGGAACGGACAAACTGGGCAGTCTTTGTAATCACAGGGCTCGTCCGGGATGGGCTTGGTATTCGCCCAAACAACCCATACGATAAGCCCTACGATAATCAGAAAACTTACGATTTTCAGTAGGGCAACCATGTGTAAAATCACGCTTTCGTGAAAGTGCCCTCATTAACCCAACCATACACGGTTGCGCCCTTGCCGGACACACGAACCAGATGGTAGGGGTGCTTGCTCTTGCCAAGCTGATAGATGTTGGTAATCTTAGCCAGACCGCCCTTGCAGGAAGAACCGTTGGCTGCATTGGCATTAGCATAATGCTTGTTGCCATTGTAGTTAACGATGTCACCGACATTGGGAGTCCAGGGTTCGTCCGCTTTCACCACAGTCAGGAACTTAGCATGAACAGGGCTGTTGATTGCGTGCTTGCCGTCGACAGACTTGTTAATAACCACACGGTCACCAACAGGAGTCTCTGCGACAATCCAAGTCTTTGCAACAACCCAGTCAGGGATGTCCTTACCGCTGTAATAGGTGGCGTTCTTTGCGATAGACACAATGTCGCCCTTCTTGATAGCGGCGGGGGCGGCAGGAGTAGTAGGGGTCGTGGGCTTAGGAGCAGGAGTTTCCGCAACGATAGCAGACAGGTCTGCGGCATTTACCCAACCGTACACACCACCGATAAAGTTGCCTGCGTCGTTAACAGCACGGCAGTGGTAGGGGTGCTTGCCGCTCTTGTGAATTGCGGTAATCTTTGCCTTGCTTGCCTTGACCTTGGGGCCGGTGGAAGCATTGGCAGAAGCGTAGTGGTTGGTGCCATTGAAATTCACGATGTCACCGACCTTGAACTCCGTCTCAGCGGGCGTAGAAGGAACTTCGGGCTGAGTGGTAGGAGCCTCGTCAGCGTACTTGTCATAGTACTTCTGACCATACTCTGCACGCTTCTTCTGCACGGACTCTCCCTGGTTTGCGGGGCGCTCGAACTTGAGCAGAACACTATTGGATGCGTCCAGAATAGAAGTTGCATTCTTCAGGTCAGACCACACACCCTTGTAAGACCCGCTCAGTTCCTTAATCAGGAACTCCAACTGAGTCTGCAGGTCGCCGATAGACTTCTTCTTAGACTGATGGAATTCAAGCATAGCCTGCTTGCGGCTCCAATAAGTCCACTGTGCCAGACCGTATCCGGCAGCATCCTTAACAAAGTTGTCGTAGGAGCCATTGTCAACGGCGGCGGTGTATGTAGTGTCGTTGTAGCCCAGCTTGGTCTCGTAAGACTGCTGCAGGTTATTGGAACGCAGAGCAGATTCTGCGTACAGGTTACCCATCAGGCCAGCAACACCGTACTCATTGTCGATATGCACCATCAGGAAGTTCCAGATGGTCTTCTCGTCTGCAGCAGAGCCGGTGCTAGGTGTGCCAGTAATAGGCTCGTCCTCTTCCTCAACTTCAGGTTCGGCATCAAAGCGAGGATGACCATAACCTACGATTCTGGAACTGGTCAGAGAGTAGGTGCAACGCTTGCACATATTGGAAGCATTGCCTTCGATGGTGTGAACCTTGCCATCTTCGATTTTCTCAACAATACCAGTGTGCTCTTCAGCATCGGTCTTACCGAAGAAAATCTGGTCACCGGGCCGAGGATTCTTGTCAAACCGACCGGCTCTGCGGTAGCAGTCAGAAGACCACTCACAACCGGCACCATACAGGCCAGTCTGGCACTCCAGCCATTCGCCCTTTTCCTTACTACCGCCCAACTTCCAGAAGCACCAGTCAACGAACATATCGCACCAGGCATAGCCATTCTTGGCTGCCTGATAGTAACCGGCAGAGTGCAGGTCTCGTGCGTACTTAGTCCAGTTGCCATCGCCAGCGTTGGCGGTCTTGTCGTCGAGCTGAGAGTTGGTTTCCTTTTCCTTGTAACCCAGCTCAGCACGGGCGATTTCCAAAAGCTTAGAAACTGTGTAAGCCATATCTTTCCTCCTTAAAGTTCATAATTTTAGCCGCTAGTTCTCACTAGCGGCTTTTTGTTTATTCAGTTACATCCGATATCTGGGTTTTTCTTCGCCGAATAGCCAGTACCGTAGGTAATCATCAAGAACGATACCGACTGCGGCAAGTAGAACCCATGCGAATGCAAACGGCAGACATACTTGCCCGAGAATGTTTAACGGTTCGTTGGAGTAATCCCAGACATTAAGTCCGAGCCATAAGTTCAGTACGCATCCAAAGATGAACTCAAGAACCAACACACCGATTCCGCCAATAATGGCTTGTAGCCAGAACGGCATCTCCCAGGGTAGGTATTCGTTAATCGCTCCTATCAGCAGGAAACACAGACCGCCCAAAATGAACATAGTCCAGTGAGTAGGGTCTGAGTCTCGCATAGCCCGCCATAGGATTTCGATGGTGATATAAATTGAGCCTCCGACGCAGAATAACGCCGCAGGCTTAATGACTTTCTTCATTATTGTTCACCACTCAAAGATGCGTACAGAGCCTTCAGAATATCGGACTGATATTCCTCTGGGATGTCCATTCCATATTGAACCGATGCGATTTCGGTCATATCTGTCAGCGCATTGATATACACTTTCAGAGAGTTAAAGTATGTGACATGGAAAGTCTTATGAGCAGTCGCCGCATCCATGACAACCGAGATGTCTTCAACGGTGTAGTAACGACACAACTCGCCGTCTGCGTGGTACGGAATCATGGTCTCACCAGCCACAATCATAGACTGCAGAGTAATAAGATTAAGCTGGTCTTGTGTGGTTAGAGAGAAGTGATACACATTGCCGTCACTCAGCATGACATCGATTCCGTTTTCGATGACCTTGTTGCAAGTCACATTCATCTCGGCAACCTTTGTAGCACGGACATATTCGACCGTAACTTCTTCATTGGGGTCGACGACAGGCATATCCTCCACAGGCGGGGTTTGCTCAGGTTCAACGACCACATCTTCGCCCTTTTCGATTGCCTCGTATAGGATGTCATACTCTTCCTTGTCAATCCGAATGACCTCGACAGTCTCATAAATCACTCGGTCGGTGATGACAGGAACCATCCAGTTGGCACGGTAGAAAGTCTCTCCGATTTGAACATATTGCGCCTGTTCTACAGTGCAGGCCAAAACAATCTTGTGCTTGCGCTGGAATAGACGGAAGTCGCGCTCCGTAGCAACCCCAACGAAGGTGCTGCCATTTATCAGCTTGTAATAGTTCACCGTTCTTACCTCCTTTGATGTGTTCATATTTCTTAGTCATTCGGTATCCGTCATACAATTCGTTATATAGCTTTAACATATTCTTGCGAGTATGATATGAGCTTGCAACCATTGCGTGAGCGTGCCATGACTGTATGGAATTATACACATCATCCAGCGTTATTTCGCCTGCGTCTACTTTGGGGCGGAACTTCTTCAACTTTCTGCGCATACGAGTTATTCCAGGTCTCGTAAGTGTTTTTACAATCTTGCCAGTTTTAGTAACTCGATACTTCACCTTCAAAAATGTAAAACCCTTTGACATTTTGACGACCTTCGTTTTCTTGGTGTTGAATTTCAATCCAATGTTAGCGCAGATTTTCGTCATCTCATCGTATAGCTCCCAAAGTGTCTCTTTATCCTTCGCCAAAATTACGCCGTCATCCATATATCGCACATAGAACTTTACACCGCATTTATCCTTAATGTAATGGTCAAGCACATTTGGTACGATTAACGCCATGATTTGAGAAACTTGGCTTCCAAGACAAATGCCCTTACCTTTGTTTGCTTTAAGCTCTGCGAGTAATGCCGCCCGTTCATCTCGATTCTCAATTTCTTTAATTGCAACCTCTTGGTATGAACGAATAATTGCCATTGTAAGCCCAATAATCCGCTTGTCATCGAAATGCTTTAGCAAGACTTTGAGGCAGGCTTCGTGCGGTATGCTATCAAAGAAGCTTTTGAAATCAAAGGTGAGTGCATAGAAGTCCGTTCCGTATTTACGAATTGCTTTTCTGATGTGTTTTTCCATTCTGCCTCTGGTGAACTCGACACCCTTACCCTTCATGCTTGCGCCATTGTCGTAAATAAGTGCCGGTTCAAGGCGTCGGACAAGTGAATGGTCGCATAGCACTCTCTGCGTCATTCTGTCCTTAATAGTAATTGGGAAAATATGCCTTACTTTCCCTCGTTCCGAAATGTTGATAGGCTTTCGGTTTGTTAACTCTGGAAGTTCAAGACGCTCCAAAGAATCAAGAGCTTCACGAATCTCTTCGATTGCATGGTTTGAATAATCTTGAACACTTCCTTTCCAACAAACACCTCTTCTGCACTTCTTCAATGCCTCGACATAATGTTGCATAGTTACAACTTTGTCGAAATTATCTGTGTCACCGTAGAGGCGCATCTTCTTTTGCCGTTTCCTTTCACGGTCACGAGTGACTCTGGCAACGGCTCTTTGATATTTGTTCATGCAGCCCCCTTTCAAAAAATTGATTTTCCTCCGTGTAGCTTAATTATCGGCTATTAGTTACAGCTACAAATGGTTTTGCATGACGGCCCACCCCAATAGCCATGGGTAAACTGCCCGCTAACAAAAGCGTTGATTATCATCCAAAACTCATACGGAATGCTGTCATAGCATACGCCTCTTAAGCAGGGCGTGTATCTTTTACTGTATCACTACAGAAGGTCATACTCTCCTTCTCATAAATTCGGTTATTCCAAAAATACGGAATCCCTGGTTTCGCCCTTATGTATGGTTACTTGATTTATGGGAATCAGGGGCAGACGCCGTTGGAGTTGCTGGCGTTGTTGTTGTTGCAGTTGCCGTTCGTGTTGACATTCCAGAAATTCGTGGAATTGCCAACAGTAGGCGAACGCCCACAAGAAGCGCCAGACAACAAAGCGTCTGTTTCTTATGGGAATACAACCTATTTATTTTTATTTCAATTTGCCGAAACGCTTCTTATCAGAAGCTTGAACCGCATAAAGCAACTTTAGTTCTTCTGTAAGTAAATCCGACCATTCACGCATTACACGCTCACTGCATTGCATCAAGTTAAAATAACTTATCATAGAGCGATTTAGCATATGCAATAAAGAAATTGCTTCAGACATCAACTTCTTCCGTTTTTCGTATTCTGCTTTAGTTGTCGGATAGCGCATATTGGCTTTCATCACAGAATAGAACGCATCATCAGCTACTGATGCCATTGATGCGCCTATAGAATTGTCGTAAATCATTTTCTCATGCACTATCTTGCCATGAATATATCGGTGAAGCTCAGACATAACTTTCAAAAATCTCATCTCGTTGATTGCTTTCCAATCTAACATGGATAATTTAGCGTTACTCACATCTACATCAGCCACCTTTCCAAACATGGCAATTACATGGTTTGCAAGCTCGACCCACGCAGCCATCTTTTTGGTTTCATATCGTTGTACATTCCACAAAACCATTAACGGCTTCTCTAAGTCTAGCATCTGTTGTATACAAGATTTAGCGGCAGTTCGTTTATATTCATGTACTGCGTTGCTATCCTTGTTGTAATACTCAGTTATCCGTTGGGCATCTAAGTACAACCGATTCATCGCAGACTCGATGTTATAGGCAAGCCACCGTCTACGGCGTTTTGGAATACGCTCAGTATAACGCCGACTAAAATTGTACAAATTCGCAGTAGAGTTCTCATACTCATAACTGCTCAGATTTCTCTGACTTCGAATTACAGACACTATCGTGTACTTCCTTTCATTCATTGGTATGGCAGGCAAGCTGCCAGATGATACAGCCATGGGGTATATCCCACCCGATTTTTACACCGGGCGGGATAGCCTACCATGAAAATCAGATTGAGAAGCAGGGGCAGACGCCGTGGGAGAGGCTGGCGCCGTAGTTGAGGCAGTTGCCGCCCGAGTTGACAAGCCAGAAATTCGTGGAATAGCCAACAGTAGGCGAACGCAGCCACCACCAGACTGCAACAATCCAGCCACCACCAATAGAGGCAGTCTTCGCAGGTGTCAGCACATGGCGGTCCAAATACTCCTGGGACACATAAATGTATCCGTCGCCACTGTTATTCACTCTCCAGAGGTCGCCCTCTTTAATGGTATAGGAGGTGTTGGTGGAGGGGTCGGAAGCGTCGCTGTAGTACGAACGGTCAGCAGGAAGCTTTAGTCCCATGAACTTAATTCTGAGAGTATCAGAAGTGTACCAGGGGATGTAATAGCCTTCGCTCACATAAGGTTCGCCGGAATCGTTTCTCATTTCCGTAATGCTGGGCAAATACATATAGTCCTCGGAAATTACAATCTCAGAGAGCTTATTACCAGCAGAAGCGTTGATTTTGACCTTCTTCAGCATGGACTGCCAAACAGTGGGCAGCGCATAGCGCAAGCGGTCATTCATAAAGGTACGCATCAAGCATTCATCCCAGCCACCAACATTTGTGTTAGAGGTGTTCATACGCTGCTTTCTGTCAGCCAACAAGTGGTTACAGATAAAGGATGCGTTGCTTCTCTGGCTTGTACCGCCAGCCAGTCTGTAGCGTTCAGTACCGCAGAATTCCATGCGGACAGGCTCATGGCACCAAGCTGCCAACTGGCGAGCATTTGTCTCACCAAGGTCTTCATGCCAAATCTTGCACCAATGCAGATATCCAGAACCATAGTCATCGTGACCGCCGTCTGCCGCAAAGCGGATAGCGCCAAGCGTCAGCAGAGCATCAGTTGTCGTACTACGGCTCCGAGTCAGCTCGACTCTGGTAATTGCCAAATCAAAGTTTGTTCCAGAACCAGTGCTGTTGGAGGCGTAGATGTACATCTTGTTTTCACCCTTGCGGTGTCTGAGGACGACAATGTCTCTGTATCTCTGGTATCCAAAGCTCTGACTCACATCGCCCCACTGAATACTGGGAGAGCTGTTATAACGCAGACGGAAACCTTCCTGTCCATCTTCGTCGTAGCAGGCCACCAGTGTATTGTTGGCAGATGTGTCAGTAAACTCGAAGTCGATAGCCATAGTGAAAGAACGGTCATTCTCGCCAAAGAGCGTAATGTCCGTATCAATGGCAGTCTTGCCGTCAAACCAGCGGTCTTCCGCCAAAACCTCGCTTTCTACATTCTCAAATTCGAAATCGTGTCCGAGCTTGATGTCAATGTAGTCTTTATCGACGAAGTAGTTAGCAGTTCTGCCGGATGCGGTTACAGCATAAATCTCACCAGGGGTCATATCCATCAAGTCCTTATCGGTAGTGGGGAGTTCGGCTCTTTCCCAGATAGCATACACATCGGTATCTTCTGTGATAAAGCCAGTGCTCTTGTTCCAACCAGCAAAGACATTATAAATATAGGTTCCCTCTTCGGTGTCGTTGGTCGGGGTGTCTCCTTCGTAGACAACCTCGCTACCATATTCGGTAGTAACGGAGCCAAGAGACAGTCCGGCTCTTGAATACCAAGTAACCGTGTAGGTTCTGGGAGTCTTGGTGTAAACAGCGGTAATGGTTCTATTCGCCAGCATATCACTGGTGATATCGTCCCAACCGCTTCCAGGAGTGTACACACCATCGACGGAGGTGCCGAATTCATATGTATACTGAGCATCAGCAGGCAGAGTGGGCTTAGGGATAATACCCTCTGCATAAGGGTCAGGGGGCGTGGAACCACGGTCAACATACACTTCGCACAAGGTCGTTCCATCAGCATTGACATAGGTAGCCAGATACTGACTTACGAGATTCTGCGGGTTGTAGTTGATAACGAGGTCAGGCCATGCCTTCGCATAGTTTGCCAATTCCTGATTACGAATTGCTCCACTGATGGTAACAGTACCAGACAGCAGAGAACTGTTCATCTTTAGAATATTGTTCAGCAAAGTAGTATCGGGCAGTGTCCAGTTAATGCCACTCAGGCGCAGAGTCTGCAGGGTATCCAGAGCATCCTCAACGATTGCCTTTTCATCCACGATAGAATACTCTTCGGTCAGAGATTCCAAATTATCGAGAGACACTTGCAGGTCGGTCAGGTAGCTCAGGTTTCTCATGGACAGGGTGTTGATAGTGTCGGGCAAGTATGCAGACACAATCTTACCGTTGGGTGCGAAAGTCACGCCAGTGACGGCAGTGCCCTCTGCATACAGAGTCTCCAGATTACCGCAGTTCGTCAGGTTGATAGTACCAATCAGGTTCGGGCAGTTACGCACATTCAGCACCTGAAGCAGAGGATTGTTTCCAATATTCAGCTCAGTCATAAATGTGTTGGTATAGCCATCTGTGTTGTTACCGATAATCAACTGCTGCAGCTTGGAAGCCTTTGAGAAGTCATTATCATGGATATAACAGCCTGACAGGTCGTTCAGAGCCTGGATGCGGGAAGCACAGTAAATCAGAATTGCGGTATCATCCATCGTATTACCCAGAGGGTTCTCAATGGTGTAGGTCTGACCAGCCTTGGCACGAATCTGCATCGGAGAAGCAGAGTTACCGTACAGAACAGACAGATACATGTCGGAGTAAGGCACAATACTCAGGTCATAGTTCGGAGATACAACAGCACTCAAAGGTGTGTTACATCTGAACATAATCTGGTCTGCCTTGATATTGGCGCTGACATACTTAGTGCCCATGTAAGCTTCCTGGTCACGCTCCCACTGTCTGCGGTGGTATCTCTTACGACCATTCATCATGGTTTCTAAGAAACGCTTGGTGCCACCGTAATAGGTACGGTAGTACTTACGCTCGGTGTCCAGACGCCAGAGTTCCTCGCAGAACATATTCTGCCAGTTGTCGAACTCAGTAATCAGACCGTTTGCGCTCCATGCGTTGGCAGTCTCTCTGCTCAGATACATTGCCGCCAACTGCGGGTACATCAGCTTGCGGATACGGCGGAAGAAGGTACTCTCGGCAGCGTTAAACACATAGCCGGAGTTAGGGTCACCATCGGTACGATAGTCAATATCCTCCTTGCCGTAGGGCTGAGTCATCTCACCAGAGTTGTTGATACCGAGGCTGGTATCATTATCGTAGTCCCAGAAATCGAAACGGTAGCCGTTGTTAATGGCAGCCTTTTCGTTATCCAGAGTGAACCATGCGGCCTTTTCCTCGCCCATAGCAGTAGCTTCGGCGGAGGTGATATATACCTTGCCCCAGTGCCAGAAGGTGTTCTTAGCACGGTTATCAAGCATGGTGTACCGCTCGGTGAACAGATACATATACAGGGCGGCATCTTCAATGAACCAGTTACCCAGTTCGGAGACAAACGCCTCGTCAGATGCAGTAATCATCCACTTATACATATTGTTCCAAATCTGAATGTGCTCGGCCTCTTCTGCATCAGTCGTATCAGGGTGGGAGTAGCGGAACTCAAAAGTCTCGCCCCAGTTGGTCATTAGTGAATCATAGGCAGTATTGCCAGCCTTCCATTGAGATTCGAGAATCGGGAAGACCTGCTTGCCCTCAGAGTCAGTAACACCTGTGGGGAAGGTAGAGTTGGGCTTCGTGTTGTCGGAGATTTCCACAACAAATTCATTGTGGTCATCGGGGTCATTGGTACGGGTCTGGTCAGTATCCTTGGAGTCACCGATATTGCCCAGTGCATAGAAGTGCCAGTTAGTATCCTGGAATTCTCTATGGGTGGATAGGTCAGAATCGTTTTCACGGACGAAGACGACACAGTTCACAAACTCCATAGTGGTCTTAGCGTTAGCATTGCGCTTTGCGCTGACAGGAGTGTAGGGCAAGTAACGATGATATCTCTGAGCCAGCAAGGCATTGTTTGCGTTCTCGGAAGAGGCAATATTAACCTTGATGTTGAACAGAGCGTTGGGGACAGAGCTACGGGTCAGCGTCACCTTGCCAGTGCCGTCTGAATACTTCGTACCATCACCCATGGTCAATTCGGTGATATATGCAGGGTCGTAGGTAACCCGCTTGTGCTGATATGTGCCGTCAAAACACATATAAATATTCAGGTTTCTACCCGCATAACCATATTCGTTAGAAGTCGTACCCTGACCAGAGTGGTAGCAGTTACGAGCAGTCCAGTTATCAAGGGCGGCATCGCCGTTCTTATGGATACACTGCACGGTCGTATTCTTAATCATCTCGTTCTTATCCTGCGTGAAGTAAGGAGCATCGATTTTGATGATTTTCAGGTCGGGGCAAGCAGCCGCAACGAACTCAGGAGTCAGTGCGTTGTTCTCGTCGTAAATCTGGTTTCTGTCATATCTATCCAGCATAGTCTCGGAGTCACGAGCGTCAGCAATGAAGTTAGACAGAATGTCAGAGTCACTCAGGAAAGAGGTATAAGCCTTCATGCGGTAGATATGCACATCACAGTCGGGAGAGCCAATAGTGATGGGCGCTGCTTCGGCAGTATACTGATACAGTCTGTGAGATGCGTCGTACAGCAAGGGTCTATAACCAGTGCCGTCTTCATAGCTCATAATCAAAGCAGTAGCCTCTGTATCTTCTGAGTCGATTGGGTTGATGTTGAATTCATATTCGATGATATCGTTTTCGCTGTACGGCATATACAGGGGTTCTGCGCCAGTACCACTGGTCATCAGATATGCGGCATGTGCGTCCATACGCAGGCCGACAGGAGTATCGCCAGCAACGCAAGACAGGAATGTCGCATCGACATCACGAACATTGGTTACATTGAAAATGACCTTGAATTCAGAACCAGCCACACTAGCGTCCTGTGCGAACAGCTTGTAGTCAATGTACGCCTCAGTGCCTGCCTTGACACAGAAGTACTTGTTGCCATCAGCATCAAGCTGATAGCCACCATTCGTCCAGTCGAAGTTATCGGAGACAGTCAGCGCAACACCAGTCTTTTCGTCAACCCACAGGCGGTCACTACTGTTGTTAGACAGACTAATGGGGTTGAAGTCGAATGCCAGATTTGCAGTAACAGGGGCGATTTCTACACCCAACTCCTGAATAGCCATCACAATCGTTACAGATGTGTCTTTGCAAGAAATCACCAGAGTGTGGTCTCCAACAACATCGGTCTTGTATGTCCAGGTGTTTGCTGAGCCACTTAGGGTGTTAGAGGAGGTCACGCCGTCTGCAGTATGGGTGACAGTCGGAGAGCCAGTTGCTGGGTCAAAGACATAGTAAACGATGTTAGTGGAATCGTACTGACGAGCGTATACCTTTCCGGGCTCCTTATCGTTGTCTTCTCTGGCTTCGCTATAGTAATCACTACGGTAGATACATCCGATAACAGGAGTGGTGGAGTCTTCGTCGAACCAGATAATGTCTTTGAAGATATGGGCGGTCTCGATAGGCAAGCTGTTGACAGTAGCAGTGATGTAGCACTCAAGCAGGTGTGCTCCGTGCTCCTGCGCAGGCAGAGAATAGGACTGCAGGGTGCCGGATGCCGTAGTCACAACAGGGTCGAGTTCTTTTCCGTCCAAAATAAAATGCACCGTCTTTGCGACGGCGCCGTAGGGGGTGTATGTAAAGTTTACGGGCTTGTTTGCAGTGTAGGTAATCTTGTCACTGAATGCGGATTCCAGACGCACATCGACGATTTGTACTGTCCAGGTCTTCACATTCACACTGCCGCCATCATCGACAATGGTCAAGGTCAACTTTTGCGTACCGATACCGACATATTCAGTAGCATCGAAAGTGTTAGGTCCCTGAACACAAGCACCAGTTGCGAGAACAGAAGTACCAAGCTTCCAGGTGTATGTACCGTCGATTTCTTCACCGTCAGAGTCGGTAGAAGAATAGGTGTACTGAATCTCAATCTTATCGGTGGGCGTTGCCACGATGGGAGATGCGGTGATACGCTCAACAACCAGATTAGTAGTTGTGGTTGGGCCGGAACTCGAACCGCCGCCAGCAATTACGAACTGACTGACGACCTCTTCCACGCCATCCTTGCACTGATACAGTGTGTAAACATTGTCTTTGACATCGCCAGAAACCATGGCAGTCTTGCCATAAGTAGCGTAGTATGTATAACCCTCAACATCTAGGTTATTGAAGTCCTGCTGTAGCTTGGTCAGAGTGCCACTCAGGGAGGAAATGTTGGTTTCATTCGCCTCAACACGCTGAGTAGTCTCATTCAGTCCATCGCTAACAGCGGAAACCTTAGCATTGACTTCGTCCTTAGTGTAGGAGTCACCGCCAATAACATGGAAGTCACCGTTGATGAAACGGTAATGTGTGTATGTACCATTATCAGGGTTGACAATGTAGTAGTCAGTGAACTCACTGCCAGTCGTCACATCAGGTAGCGCAGTACCGATGTATGCCAGAGAGCCAGCGACAATCTGCCAGAAGCCATCAATGTACTTGTAGTACAGATAACCGGAGTTAGATTTCAGG